CACCAAAAAACTCCATTACTTTTCCAGTAAAAGGGCTAGTCCACTCACCTGTCATAAGTTGATCCGATATAGAGAATACAAATGGTATTCCTTCAAACTCAGACATGTTTTTAATTGTCTTCACTTTTCTACCAAACCTATCCCTTAAAGATTTTAAGCTTAACTTATTTTTAGTGGTTAACTCTGAAGGGTTTTCGAAAGCCGCTTGCTCGTCAGAAAGTTGATTCATTTCATCAACAACAGCTGTAATGTCAGACGGATCAACATCGGTTATAGTTCCTTTTTGGAACTTAGGTTGTTTAGCTTCTAACTTAGCTAGTTTTGTAGCTGCTTTTTTAGCTTCAGATCTAACAGAAGGAAGTTCTTGTTTGTAGTATTCGATAGCGTCAGCTACTCTTTCCTTCTCTTCTTGGAACTTTTCTTTTTCTTCTGCTTGTCTTTCTTTATTTCTTTTGATCTTCTCTTTAACCGTGTCAGACCAACCTTCTTCGGCGTCTGGTTTACTAGCTACTTGAAGTTCTGTTTTTAATATCTCAAGCTCTTTCTTTAGTCTTTCTGTTTGTTTAGCGTACTCTTCTTTAGCAATATTAAGGTTGTCTTTTTCGTTCTGGATTTCTTCGTTGACCTCCTCAAACCTCATATTAGCATCTTCGCTCTCTTCTCTAGCACGCTTAATATCTTCTTGTAACTGAGCTGATTTAGCTGCTTCTTTAGCCTTTGCTTTATCTTCGGCAGTCTTCTTTTTATTCATTGAAGCAGCCGCTTGTGGAGCTAATTTAGCTAGTGCCGCCTTTTGTTCAATGATAAGTGCGTCAGCCCAAACCTCTCTCATATCTGCGTCCAAGCCCATAGTTCTGGCTGTTCTAACAAACTTGTCTTTAGCCTTTCTTAGGTTTTCTTGTGCGCCTTTACTACTGGTTGACTCAGCGTCTGACTCAGCTTCTTGGAGTGTATTGAATAACTCAGTTAGTTTTTTGTGGTCAGCGTCTTTTAACTGACCTGTTCTATCTAAGCCCTGTTCTCTTTGTGTAGTGGGTTTTTTAGGAGCCGTCTTTTTAGCAGGCTCAGCTTTCTTTGTAGGCTGTTTCTTTTTAGGGGTGGTCTTTTTGGTTTCAGCAGGTTTAACCTCCTGAGTTTGCTTCAGAAACTTATCGCTTCTTCTTATCGCTTCTTCGACCGTCTTATAAAACTCTCCCCGATCTTGTCCTTGCTGAACGGCATTTCTTGCAATATTTGAAAGAAGTTCTTTTCTTCTTGTGGGGTCGATGTACCTTGATTCGATTGCCCTTTTGTTTGCTGCTTCATGTTTTATTTTTTTGCTTTTTAGATACTCTGCAAATTTAGATATCTTTTCGTTAAATTCAGTGCTTTGTCCCTTACTAAAATCCAAGAAAACTAATTCTCCAGTACTTTCATTGTAAGTAAAGTCGTATATATCATTATCCTTAAGAGCTTTAAGAACCTCATCGCTCTTTGATTTGTCTGTTTTAATAGTGTATTCTAACACACCGCTATCGCTGTTGTAAGCGTCAGAATTCTCATCTACGTATTGAGCAGCTATAGTAGCTTCCTGTACTTCTGTAGTTAAAACACCTATAACAGCAGCGTACTCTTCGATCTTTCCTATATCCTGCCCAGGCTTAAACCTAACTACGTTTTGTATTTCCCTAATTTTAGTGCCTTTTTCGTTTATAAAGCCACCTATACCTTCTTCTATTGCTTCTATTTCAAGGCCTATAGCTTTAGCTGTATTTTTTATAGCGCTGATATGTTTTTTATAGCCCTTGGATTTTCTTAATTCTCCAGCGTCATTAACGCTTTCTACGGTAGTATCGTAGAATGGCGCAACAAAAACTCTAGCATCTGCTTCAGCAACAACCTCTTCTTCAGCTTGCAAGCTTCTAAGCCTTTCTCTTTCAGCGTCGAACTCTTCTCTAGTGTCGAAGATGGTCTCACCAGCCATAGTGTCTTTAACCAACCTTCCAATACCATCGGTATACATAAACACCGTAGATCCATCCTCGTCGATATACTCTTCATCAACGCCTTCTTCCTCTAATTCCGACTGAACACCTGGGGTTTCTTCTTCAGTAGCAGTCTCTTCTTCAGCAGCAGTCTCTCCTTCAGTAGCAACTTCTTCCTCAGTAGCAACTTCTTCTTCGGTAGTTTCCTTGCTTACAGTTCTTTTAGATATTTCAATTAACTCTTCATTTACTTGGTCTATTCTTTCTGCAATAGTTTGACCCATTGCATAGTCAAGACCAGCTTTTTGTTTTTCTAGATTCTGTTTTTCTAATATAAGATCGAAAGCTCTTCTTCTATCTTCTTGACTTATGTTTTGAGGTATCTTCGACGATATAGCGCTTACAAAATCTAGGCTTTTTATATTCTTGTCATACTGTTCTTGAGTGATATCACCTGCTTGTAAAAGTGTTTTTTGGTGTAGCCTTGCAAGTTCATTTAGTTTTGGGTTCAAAGCCATTTTGTCAGCAGTGTCAAAAAGCTTTCCTAATTCAGAAGCTCTTTTACCTTCCTGAATAGTAGTACTTACGTTAGCGGCACTACCCATAGCAAAACCTCCAATAGCTTCTAATACACCCGCCTTTAAAGAGTTCTTTAACATCTCTTTAGAAAAGAAATCAGGGTCTTTAAACAGCTCTACACCTTTAGCTGTCTCGTAAATACTCTTTATACCTACCTCAGACAACTCTTGCGCAAAACCAGTCTCAAACTCTCCAGCAGCAGCTGTAAAAACTCTAATACCGTATCTAGCGTACAGGTTTGTTATTTCTTTATTTACTAAGGTTTCAAAGTCTTTTACGGTTGCGTTTGTAGCAGCCTTACCCAGTACGTTTTTTGTAATTAACTTTACTATAGCGGGACTTTTTCCCATCATGTTTCTGAAACCAACATTCTCAAGTATACCAGCAACTAAAGCTATAGGTGCTTTAAAAAGATACTTTTCATTCTCTGATACGTTATCAAAGTCTGGGTCGTTCAAGGTTTCTTGGTCTAGAGCATCTACTCCAAGAAGAGCAAACTGAGCTATTCTTTGTTCTTTAGTACCCATCATGGCACGTAAACTACCAGCCATACCTTCAAGACCTTCGTATATAAGACTTTCCTCTCTAAACTCTTGTCTTTTCCTGTCGTCAATATCAACTCCTAGAACCTCTTTCAAAGATTCTCTTACCATTGGTTGATACTCTTTCTTTTTGTCTTTACGAACCTTGTCTAAGATCTCAGAGTCTTTCATACCCTTATCCTTAAACCTCTTGTAGTCGTTTTCTGACATACCAAAGTTTGGTAGCACAGATGTAGCCATATCTATAATGGTTCCTAAAAGACCTGATTCTTGTGTGTTTTCTAAGAAAGCAGCAAAAATCCCTTCAACCATAGTGCCGTCACCGCCAAAAGCTTCTCTCATAGCCTCCTCTGAGGTTTTATAAGCTTTATCAAGTTCTGCGTCTAAGAAATCTTTTTGTCGGTCAAGATCAATCTTCATCGTTTCCGACTTAGAGATCTTTTTATTTAGTTCTTCAAACCCTTGTGTAGTATCGAATGTAGGGTCTGCGTTCTTCTTTTGAACTAGTCTCGCTTGTTCTTCAGTCAGTTCTCTTCTAAGAGTTCTGTATTCGTCAAGTGAGTTTTGGTAAGCAGTTTTCTGCTGTGTTATGTAGTTTATTAATGCTTTGTCGGAATCAATCTCTGGAGACTCCAATGAACCAGCCATTGAATCTGATTCCGTATCTTCTTTTTTTTTTGGCTCTTCTACGGGTTTCTGTAAACCAAACAAAGAAGAGAAGCTATCGAATGGAACGTTAAATAATTCTTTTTCTACACCAGCTTTATATACTTGCTGTGCTTGGTCGTAGTTCATGCTAGAAAAAGCTTCTAAACTTACAGCTTCTGAATCTAGTAACCCTTGTTGAACATACGCTTGATAAAGTTGTTCTATAGCTTCTTTATTCATTCCCTTTATTTTGTTATTGGAATAGGTTGTTTAAGTTCTTTTGTTCCTCGATAAAATCGTCTGGTAAAAACTTCTGTAGTTTTAATAGGTCAGATTCATTAACATCTATTGTTTGGTAAGTTAGTCCTGATCCAGAAATACCATAAGCCTGCTTAGTTTGACTAATATAAGTGTCTATCTCCTCTTGAGTAGCTCCATTGTTTCTCATTTCTTCGGCTTTATTAGATATTGTAGATCCTATACCCATTAATTCCGTGCTGTCAAGACTAGATTTTGAAGGTGGTATATAAACACTTAAACGGTATTTATAGTTTGGATTCTCGTCGGTACCTGTATTAATTTGCTCTACCTGAGTCAACTGAACAGCACCAGAATGTTTTAGTTCTGTAGCACCCTCAATATAAGGAGCTATGTTATATGTTTTATCTAAAGGAGTTTGCCAAACCTTAGCTGCGTATTGACCTTCATTGTAATTAACAACAGTTGATTGAGGGTCAAGCATTTTTCTTTCTGCTTCAGCTTCTTTTTTCTTAGCCCTCTCTTCTCTGTCTGAAGAAATTTTAAAGTTACCTCTTTGTATAGATAGTCTTATTCCTTCAACTTCATTTGCAGCTTCCTGATCTGTAAGGTATGATTTGGTTTTATTTTCATATACATTCATAAGACTACTCTTAAGAGCGTCTTTATTTTCTATTTCTAAACCATCTCCATAATCAATATCATTCTTTACAGCCAAATCAATTAACTGATCGTCTGACATTGTATCGAACTGTTCTTTTAGGAAGTTTTTAGTGTTTGCGCTAAGATCTCCGTTGGGCATATATGTAGAAACTACAGCCTTTCCTTTGACTTGTGTGGTTGGTTTGATACCAGCCATAACACCCTTGAATATATCGTTATCACTAATACCTTCTTTAGCTGATAACATATCTTGCATACCAGATAAAGAAGTTTGTTGTAAGCCTCTCTTGCCACCTCTACTTAGAAAAACCAACTCACTATTTTCGTTAACAACAGGCAGCATGTCCTGTGTAAATGAGTTTAGGCGCTCTATAACAGCTTCATTGTATTTAGATGATTTACCACCAAGTTCATTGTGTTGCTGTATAAAAGAAGATACGTTACCTACCATGTTTCTATACTGAGCTGAAGCGTTTGATAGCTTTCTCATTCTAGAGTTTAGTTGAGACTCACTTATTTTACCGTCCTCATATAATGAGTTTAGTATCTCAGCATGTTTTTTTATCGAGTCTTTTGTTTTATCAGCTACGCCATCGATATTATCGATCCCTGTACCGTCAAACTCTCCTATAATTTCGTTACCAAACAGCTCCTGCTGTTTCATTAAGAAGTCTTGACGATATTTAGCTTGCTCAGCAGACTCTTTTCTTTTAGATTCAGCGATATTAGCAAATCCCATTGCTATGTCACCAAAGCTAACTGGCTGTACTTGATTAGCTGCTCCAGCTGCTGCGTAGTATGCTCCTCCTTTAGACATTACCTGTTAATTCTTTAGCTAATTCATCATTACTAAGAAAGCTATTAGCCGGATTAGCCATTTTGAATCCTGCCATAGCGGTACCCGCTAGTCCGGTGATTCCTGCGTTTAGCATTTGTCTACCAGCGGCAAGTTCAGCTCCCATACCTTGTATTTCTTGGCTTTCTCTTGCCTCTTGCATACCTCTGATTCTTGCTTCGTCTTGAGCTCTCATTTGCTCTATTTGAGTTTGCTGTCTATCAAGGTCAGCTGCGATTTGTTGTTGCTGCTGTTGTTGTTGTTGCTCAGCTACTCCTAAACCACCTACAAGACCTCTAACTCCTCCTGATTGTAGTGCACCAACAGTAGTAGCAAAGCGTCTTTGCGCTTCTTCTGTCTTCATCTCGGCAGCAAGAGTAGATACTCTCATACCTTCCGTTACATTCTTAAGTTCTTGTCTTTGGTAATTCTCTAATGCTTTTCTAGCTTTATTAGCTCTTGAAGCTCCAGAAATCATTTGTCCTATCGATCCGATAGCACCAATAGCTAAACCCGCTCCACCTAATGCAGCGCCCGAACCTCCTAGTCCGGCAAGCTTACCTATTTTTTCAAATAAACTCATATCGTTTTATTTTTACAAATATACAAATTATTACATGAAGCTCTTGACTACTTCACTGTTAACAGCGAATAACTCTAGAGGTTCAGTAGTGTTGTTAGTTAATCTTACGTTGGCGTGATAACCTTTTAAACCATAGCTTTCTGCTTCAGGGTTTTTAGCTACAAAACAAAAGTCAGATACCGACGGTGTATTATTTACTGTATCTACCACAAGCGTTGTACTTGTCTTGTCTGTTACAGAACCCATTAGTAGATTGTCTACACCATCAAAGAAATATAATGAATCACCTACTCTTGCAGACGAAGGAACATTAATAAACGCAGCAGTATTGCCGTCTATGCTAGTTAGATTACCTATACCCTGAACAGAAAGTAGTCTTGTATTAAGTATATCATCTAGGTTTCTTCTAATGTAAGCCCAGTATTTGTCTTCTTTATCTTTGAAGGATAGTTTGTTGATGTGACCTTCGTCTAAATTAGTTACAATACTTGCGTCCCAGTTTCCTGAATTACCTTCCAACTCAACTGCTTTGAATATTTTTACCTCAGAAGGCGAAGCATTCATTACAAACTCAACCTCTGTGTTTGCAGGAGATTGACCATAAAACACATTTCTTTGACCTGTCTTAATATTATGTTTATATAATTGACCATCCTTAAAAGTATAGAAATTATTACCTACACTAGTCATGGACTCTGGAATGTAAGAATAAAAAGAGGCCCACCCTTTAGCGTCTGTACTGAAAGCAACGGTGTATTGGTCTCCTATTGATGCGATGTAATGATCGTTATACGGGTCGTAACCAGCGATGGCTGTGTTTCCAGATTCTAAACTTAAGTTGTCGTTAAACCAACGCTTCATCCCGTATTGGGATATCTCGAATATTCCGTTGGCATCTAAATCACAAACAACTCCACGTCTGTTATCTACAAAGTATATACTGTTTCTCCATAGCTGAACTGAGTCAGGTGAGTTATTTATACCATACTCTCCCAAGTAAGCTACTTCTTGACCTAATACATTAAGTGTTTGAGATACGTCACCTGTTCCAGATGCTGTGAATAAAACGTTTTTGTTTACAAGGATTCTATGAACCTTATCTTCTTGAAACGATATAAGATCGGTGTCTTTAGACACAACCTTGGTAATACGACCATATTTATCGTCTAAATCTTTGTAGTTTAGTAGATTTAGGTTGAAAGAACTCAAGCCGTTATATCCTGTAGATTGTTCGTATACTTCGCTGTAAGTGATTGATGAAGGACGTACAGTTTTACCGTAATCATCTATTTCTTCGTTAACCCTAACACCCATGTATATTTGTAGGTTGGTCTGTAAGTCTAACGCTTTAGCAGACTCTGTTCCATCTCCGAAAGCCCAAGCGTTGTAAGCATCTAAAATTACTATACCGTCGTCTGTTGCGTTCTGATTTTGACTGTTGCCTTGATGGTATCGATCTATAATATCGTAAGTTCCAGGAACTTCGTAGTACACTGACTCTGGAGCTGATTTCTCTACAGACTCAAAAACTAATGCGGTATCAGTGTCAACGTCCACTTGATTAGGATCTACCAAAGCTCCACTAACCCAATCAAAGACTGTGTTTACATCAAAAGAAGATTCTAGTTTAGCGTAAGCTCCTGCTTCAGAACCAGAGTAAAGTTCATTGGCTTCAGCTGTATATATTTCTACAAAATCGAAAATATACTTAGTAGCCATACGTCCCTTTCCATTATTCTTTAGGACAACATTTCTTTCAGTGCTTAGTTTGTTGTAATCATCTTGATACATTTTAACATACATCACACCATCTTTCTTGTATGCAGGACCTTCAGTTCTTATGGTTTCATACAGACCAACATTAGACTTTACAGCAAACTTATATCTCTTAGCCCAACTAGGAGCTAAGTGTTCTATATTTACTCTTAATCTTGTAGAAGTATCGTTAGCACTAAAATTTATAGTGCTTTCTAAGTAATTAGAAAGTACAGTTGACTTTCTACCGTAGTCATCAAAATAAACAAAGCCAACCTCGTATGTGTGCCCAGCTTTTAGTGTTTTTTCTGCTTGACCACCTGTTATTGTATTCCCTGGTGTTTGTGCTAAAGAATAGTTTAGAGTAGTATCAATATCGTAGTTTTCTTCATAACCCCCATAAACCAATCTATTACCTATCATAGCCTGTGTAGAGGCTTTTAAAGGAACGTTGTCATATACTTTATTGAATTCATTTGAAGCCAATACAGGATATGTCTTGTCGTTTCTGAAGTAGAAAGAATCTGTTAAGTTATCAGCACCAAGCTTCTTATCTGTATGTATTCTGTATGCAGTGTTTTTACCGTTTTCTACGGCGTATACCTCAACTTTCTTTACTTCAGCCCCTCCGTTGTTGTAAAACACTTGTATATTGTTCCATGTGTTAGCCATACCTTGATTTTCTGAGTCAGAAAAGTCGGTATCTATTATTCCTGCTAAAAATGCAGGTTCAGAGAATGGCGATAAAGCACTCCACTCACCGTGAGTATATTGGTATCGGTAAGCGAAAGAAAACATCTTGTCTTCTATATTGTTGTTGTCAGCGTACTGAGCCGAGTTATATCCTGTAAATGTAGGCTCGTTTTTAGGAGCTGCTTTTATAACAGATATATCAGCATCTGTAAAGGTAGTCCATAATTTAGCTTCAGATATCTCTATACGTCTTGGAGGATTGTTATTATCCGTCCAGTATAAGAATACTTTGTCGTTATCTGAATCTATTACAATATCAGAGCTGTGTATTCTGTAATCTGAACTAAAGTTGAGTGCACTGCCACTAATAATAATTTCTGAAGCCTCTGTTTCTTCGTTATACTCTACTATATAAGATCCGTTATCAGAAACTACAAACCAGTATATTTTTTTGAGTCCGTCACTACTTACAGATCCGATACACTCAGCATTTGATCCAAAGTCTAAACTACTTTTAACTGCGTTAGATAAAGCGTTCTCGATAGATCCAACATCCGATCCTTCAGAGTTAGCTACCTTTACGTTCAAAGCATCTCTATATTCACCCTGAGGTATAAGACGCTCATCAGCGTCTTTGTTCATCTTTCCAGATGTAAAAACGTTCTTTATCTTCATTACTTAATCCATTTATCTCGTCCTCTTAAGACTTTAAGTATATCTAATGGGTGTATGTCCATCATCCTGATCTTCGTGTTTCTTAACGAAGAAGATGCGTCCTTTTTCATTCTCCTTACAATATACTCTTGAACACCAAACTTGTTTTTGATAATCTCATGAGCGATATACTTGTATAAAAAGTCTTCAGCGAGTTTATGGACTCTTAAATCTGAATCTGTGGTATTGTATAGACCATCTGTCACGTATTCTATAACTAGAAGTTTTCCGTCCAGCTGAGAGCTAAAGTTTATAACACCAAGCTTGGTATTTACGTTATATAAACTATTGGTGTTTGCGTCAGATGTATCTAGACCGAATCTACCACCAGAGTAGTCATCTTGGTTTGAGGTAGGGTCTGTTAATTCTACATTATACTCAGCACTTCGAATATCGTGAATAGGTGTACCGTATATAAGGTTGTTAGATGTGTTAACCTCATCAGAGAAGAAGTTACCAAATGAATCTTGTAAAGGCCCTTGATCAACAACTTTTGTTCTTGTGCTTTCGTTAAGAGGTATTAACCTTCCTGTATCGTCTTTGTATGATATCCTTACTAATCTGATAAAGTCTCTTGGGAAAACCACTTGTAAATTGTCTGGTAAATCTTGTTCCCAAACCTTTATCTCGTTAAGTGCGTCGTAGTGGATTTCTTGTAACCCACGCTTCGCATGAAATATAATATCACTTCTATCTACCGAGTTAATTACCTTGCTGTCTCCAACGTAAAAAAGTCGAAAGTTATTTACGACATCAGCCATTTTAACATACTGTTCTTCACCCCAGTACTGGCCATCTTCGTAATACGCTCTATCGTTTGCTGCTGCCATCTCTTATGAGTTTTCTTTTTGGTATTGATTGGTATCCAAACTTGTCGCTCCTTGAACAACCTCTGCGTCTCTTATTGTAACACCAGCTAATTTAAGAATCTCTAAAACAAGTTTTGGTGCGTCTTCAGCGGGAACTTCGAAGTCTTGGTATCCAGTTATGTTAGGGTTGAATATAGGGTCTTCTGAAGCTGATATGTTTTGATAAGTCCACACAGGGTCTTTAGGAACTCTTATGTAGTTAACTATTACATCCACTGTTACATTTGTCGGGTTCATTTTGTATACACCATCAGACTCAGTGTATGTGGGATATAGTGAGTTTGGAGAGGTCATATTAGATGAACCAAGAAGTAAAGCTCTAGAAAGAGAAACCTTTTCAGCAATCTTTCCGTCGTACTGCAAGTTAATCGCTTGGTACATATCAGAAGGTATCGGGTAAGAACTTCCGTCAATACTAATATCATCTGACGTTACAAAAGAATCTATCTTTTCTTGCAACGCACTTAAGGTGTCTCCGTGCTCAGAGCTGAGTCTTCTAGCGTTTTTCATCGCTACAAGCTTGTTATATTCAGAGAAGTATAGGTTGAATACATTCATCTGAGCCTGCTTAGCGTATAAGTTAAACTGCTCAGGAGTCAAGTACCCTCTATTCTCTTTATTTAACGCAGTGAGAACAGTCTTTCTCACGTCGTCTATCATATGAACCATATCCCGTTTATTTGGTACAAAAATACAAAAAAAAAGAGGATGCCTTTTGACACCCTCCTTTCACATATGCTTTGAACGTATGCTTACAATTCGTTTGCGATCTTTTGCATAACGTCAAGTCCTTCGTCTGTTTTAAAATAAGCACCTAGAGCAGAGTAAACATTCTCACCGTAAGGTATGGTAACAATCTTCTCTTTCTTTCCAGATCCCCACTTAACAGTTCGTTGATCTTGGTCTACAGAAATAACTCCCATTTCAACCGCTCTAATAGCTAAGTTTCTAAGTTTAAGGTTCTCGTCGTTGAGTAACCCCATGAACTTATCTGGGTTGTTTTTAGCCCACATCAACATATCTCTCTTAATTTCTTTAGAGGTCATGTTATTGATACGACCTTTGATTACAGATCTTGCGATAGCTTCTAAATCTTCAATATCTAAAGACCTAACTGCGTTCATTGCTTCAAGTTCCAACTCAACTCTATCAAGCTCAGCTTCTGCTTGTGCTCCAGGGTCAAATTCAAAAAATATGCTACCGTTATCTGGGTGCTTTAATAAAAATTCTTGTAATACTTGGTCTTCTTTACGAATATCTAGTCTACCGTTTCTAAATATGATAGCAGGAAGTGAAACATCACCTACTTGCTCGTCTTCAAAGACACTTGTTTGATTTGATGCATAACGAAGTGTTCTATACACTCGCATTTCTTCATCAAAATATTGTAGTGGTTTATTTGTTGAGTGTCTTGAACGTAAGATATAGTTCACAGGTGTTAGACCATCCTTTAAGATAAACACTCTATTTTTTAGCTCAGGAAGAGCCTTTGCAATTCTTTTTGCCATTTTATTGTTATTTAATTTGATTAAAAATAAAGGTAGTAATTACCCCCGCCGTTGTGACGAGGGTAAACTACCGAGGTATATTACTTCAATAATACGAAGTTGTTAGCTCCCATAACACAAAGTGCACGCTCTGATAAGAAGTGTACTTGCATTGCATCAAGATCGCTATTGCTAGCTCCACCAGCAGATCCAACTACCCAAGACTTGTATTTACGGTCTTCAGTAGCAGAACGGCGGTACTTAACGTGTAGGAAAGGAAGAGTCGCTGACTCACCCATTACTTCGTCATATACGCTAGTTGTACCAGCTGGAGCAATTAAACCATCTACACCACCAGCGATAGCGCCAGTTGTAGCGTCGTTTAAGTATTTCCAGTCAGTCTTATAGAAATCATATCCTAAGTTGAATCCTGAGAATCCAAGGCTAAGAGCCATGTTTTCGTCATTATCGAATAAACCGTAAGATGCAGCTCCTTGAGTTCCGTAAGTGTTTAATCCAGCTAATACAGCGTCAATCTCGAAAGATTTAGTTCTGTTAACAAAGATTACGTTCTCTTGGATAGCTCCTTCTTGGTCTAGTACCTTAACGATGTTATCGATATCGGTTTTGCTATCAATAGATCCAGCAGCGATGTTACCACCTTGCTCTACTTGGTAGAATAAACCTTCAGTACCTTTATAGTTCTCAGTAAGAGCAGCAGATCCAGCAGCAGCAGGAACGCCCTCTACCATAGAAAGCTCTAGGTAATCTTCGAAACGCTTACGTGTTTCAGACTCAGACTTTAGGTACCATAGGTATCCAGCGCCTTCTACTTCGATCCATCCGATTTGAGCCATGTCAGAACCAGCTACTTCATACTTATCTTTAATGATAATAGGAGTAACAGAGTGAATGTCTTTAGGAGCTTCTAGAGATCCAGACATACCATTAGTTCCTTTTCTGAATTCAGAACCGTAAACAAAACCAGAGATAGCTGCACCTGTAACAGTTAATGAAGCGCCTGCATATGGAGCTACTTCAAATTCATTAGCGGTTAAGCCCTCTGCTAGTACAATACCTTTATCAGTGTTTGTACCGTCAGTTAAGATAACTGTTTGACCAGCTCTAAAAGAGTGACCAGTTGCAGTAATTACATTACCAGTTACAGACATTCCTGTAGCAGCAATGTGAAGACGACCTTGCTCTGACCACTGGATAATATCAGAAGAGAAAGGAACTTCAGCTCCCATTCTTGATAGGAATCCAGATACAGAACGATTACCGTACTTTGCGAATTCTTTAGCTTGTGTGTCAGGTAGGTACTGAGACGCGAATGCGAATGTATCCCCAATATAGTTACCTGGTAAAGCTACCTTTGATGGTGCAGGTGTTAAATTTGCTGCTGGTAAAACTCCAGCTGCTGCACCGTTTAAATCTAATGCCATTTTTTATGTTTTTTAGCGTTGTTTAAAATTTTAGTTTAAATTCGCTACTTGAATCATTCACCAACCTGATTTTCGGCACTCCTGTCTCAACACCCTTGTTATCCCGAACAGACATGTCGATGTTCTTGGTTTCTTTTACAATCCCATCGGTTGCGTCTGCTCTACCCTGCTCATAGAAATATTTGGCCATGGCGTCTGCATTAGTCGCAGCGAATAGAGCTTTGTGATATGAGGTGGCATCTTTTATGATACCATTCTCATCCAAGTGTTGAGCAAAGAAATTAGAAATATCAGACTGAAACTCTTTGACTTTGTTTACATCCTTCGGGACAAACGCTTGTTTCTTTTCTCCGAGATCGAATTCAAAACCTTTGAACTCTTCATTGAATAGACTGCTTGTCTTTTCAGCGAAAACTTTAGCCCTTTGCTCAGTTAGTTCCTTTTCCTTTTGCGAACTTTGTTTATAGTCATTGTAAAACTCGTAAGCCTCTTTTACGTCTTCAGGAAGGTTAGCAGAACTTGACTCAAGTGGTGCCTTATACCTTTCCTTCAAATCATTAAAGTGGTTTCGAGCTTTATATAACTCATCTTTTAATGCTACCTTCTTTTCTCTAATCTCATCATTCTCTGCGTAATCCTCATCGTAAGAGAAATTCTTATTGATAAGGAAATCAATATCCTCATCGTCTAAGTGTGGCTTAGTTTCTTTGTAGTACTGTCGTAACACGTTAGTGTCTTCAACTGAGTTCCAGTCTTTTTGTAGGTTTAAGTAATCCTCAAAACCACGTCCTGTCTCTTTTTTGTACTCTAAAAACTTAGCTACATCTTCAGGTAGCTCTTCAGTATTTGTCTGAACTTTTACTTCTTCGAGCTCTTTGATTCTGGCGTAAAGTGAATCTACGTCAACCTCTGGCTCCTGTGCTGCAACAACAGGTTCTTCTTGTGGTTCTTCCTCCACTACTTCTGGCTCAGAAACTTCTTCTTGAACCTCTGTATTTACATCCTCAGTCAGCTCTTCAGTTACTTCTTCTTGAGCTTCAACCTCTGGCTGTTCTGGCTCAATAGCGTTTCCGTTATCGTCCAGTACTTTAAAATTCCATTCCATATTATATTAGATTTGGCACAAAGATACAAAAACCTTAAATATCCATTAAACCTTCAAGTCCAGAGCCTAGTGAGTCCTGTCCATCAAAGTCTATTGGGTCTAAGTCTTGGTTTCTTTGCTGAATTAATTTAGATTGTTGGGTTGCTTGCTTAGCAGTTCTTTGATCTTTACGATCTTCTTTGTATTTCTCCTTATCCATATGTCCTTGTACTTCAGCCATCTTTATTTGGCTGTCCATACTCTTCTGCATTTGAATAAGTTGTGACTTCAATTGAAACTCCATCTGCATTCTCTGTAACTCGTACTGAGCCTCTAACTCTTTTAGTTTGGCCTTAACCTCACCTTCAGTCATTATAGTCTGTTGCTTACCTTGTTCAGCGGTCATAGCTGCTTGTTGGTTTGCTTCAGCTTGCAATGCAATATTCTCTTGTTGTCTCTTGTTATCTAACTTCTCTTTTCTTTGCTTTCTAACCTTAAGAAGTTGAGAAGCAATCTTGGTGTTTTTGATAGACCTAACATCAATAGCGTCGTCAATATCAATCTTTCCATTAGCTAAAGCTACTTGAATGTTTTGTTCTAAAACAGCCTTCTCTTCTTCGTCTGGATGCAACTCAATATATATACCAAAGTCATGTAGGTGTAGTTCAGAAATTTCTTTTAATATCTCTAAACTAGCTCTACCAATGTTTTTAGCAAAGTCCTCTGCCATATCAGAGTACTCCAACATGTCAGATATTCTATAACTGATACACTCAGCAATACGTTGAGTAACAAATAGTCCAGACTTTAAGATATGTCTTGTAGCTGTATTTGAGTTTAGTGCTGCTAGTTTTTGTACACCCACCAAAGAGTTTGAATCTGGCATACTACCGTCTCTAGCCTCATTAAGACCTGTTACAGACCTAATCATATTTAGGTTGTAGTTGTACATACTAATAAGCGAACTAATCTTACCGTTTGCTCCAGAAGAAGTTAGCTCTTGTACTGGCACTTTACCGTGGTTGTACTCACCATCTTCAGTATAGCTACGACCAATAACCGATCCTGTTTGGAAGTAAAGGTTAAGCGCTTCTTGAGGTGTATACGAAGCTCCGTTACCCAAGTTAATAGATGCCAGACCATCAATATCTAAGTACACACCATCAGGTATCATCTTAGAGGTTACTTGCTGAAGCTTTAGGTGAACCATTTGGATCTGGTCAGCAAAAGGAATCATTCGCTTTACCAAAGAGTCAATCTGTCCTCTATACATTTTAGGGGCAGACACAATATACGGCGCGTGAACTTTTTCGATGGCTGACTTTGGTCTAACCATATTTTTCATAAGATCCCATTTAAGAATCTTATCTGTACCAAGAACTAGTACACCCTCATACCAAACGTCAATACGCTTTGATAGTACCTCAAACTTTTCGTTCTCTGGCGGGTTGAATGAATCATCCTTTTTGATTACTTTATCAGTCCCAACTGGAGTAACCTTTTTCTTGTATACAATATTCTTATCTGTCTTATAACAGAAGTAAAGTAAGTTTACCGTGTTCTTATCAAACTCAGAGTTAGATGCACTAAACTCTTTTCTTAGGTTTTGATAGTAGTCCCACTTAGACGCTGTCTTAGCAATATCTCTTAGCTCATCAGTACTTAGTGATGGATCGAGTTTTTTAAGCTCTGTAACGTTAACGTTTTTTACCTCTCCGAAATAGTAACAATCCTTAAACGTTGGGTCGTCTGTAGGGCTATGGATAAGGTTTGCTGGGTCAACGTACTCGACTCTAATACCATCGTGGTTGTTGAAAGAGTGTTTTAACGCTGATATACCAATAACAGTAGCGTCTTCGTCAATCCTCTTTTTAATTAACTCGTAGTCATTATTGTTAAGGATTGATTCGATAGCTTTTTCTTCAGCAATCTCAATATCATCCTTGTAGTCAATAATCATATGTAAGTCAAGCTCGTCCTGTGTTTTAGGTAACAAATCTGACTCAATAGAAAACATATCTTCTCCAATATTCTCACCGATTTTCTCAAACAAATCCTTGTTTCGCATTTCGGTTTGAATCTTGTTTTTGTAAACAGACTTTTTGTTGCTAGATACAGAGTCTACAGCGTTGGCTTTTACGTCAAACAGTCTGTTAGACATTCCGTTAACAACAATGTCTACAAACTTAGGGATGATAGGTACTGGAGTCCAGTCTAAATTTAGGTAAGAAATGTCTCCGTTAACAGACATCTCATCTTTGTATTTTTTAACAGACTGCTCACCCATTGCGTAGCTACGCAAGTTATGATAATTTCTTCTGCTATTGTAGAATCTAGAACCGCTACCGTCTCTTTTAAACCACTCATTCTCAATGGCTCTACCTACTTGTAGACCATATTCAGGTGTAGCTTTCTTTGAGTCAGAAGCAAATTGATCTGGAAATCCACCAACATCTGATGTTTTTGCCATATTATTTCTTTAGTATTGAGCTAAATAAACCGCTGTTATTATACTTTGCAAAGTTAACATTTATTTCTTTACTGACTTTTTGTGGTTTCACAAGGTATTTTTGGTTAGCCATAATAGCTAATCCCGATGATACAGTGGCGTCAAACTTGGTACGCTTGCTGATATCGTAGTTAGCCCAATCAATAAGTGTCCTGTTAAAATACATGTTACCAGAACCTTCTTCAGTTAGCCCAACATGCTCTTCTATATAAGCCTCTAAAGCCTCTGCGTGTATTGATATTACTGCTTGAGACGAAGGTATGCCGCCCAGTTCTTTCTCTGCCTTAGACAAATTATTTTTATGTTTGTCTGGCCTATCAATACTATATCCTCTATATCCCCTATTCTTAAGGTGATACAAAAGACGTGGTTTATTGTTCTCTGCAAGTACTGGCATACCATAGAAAACTAAAGCCATTAGTACGTCTTCATAAAACAACTCTGCGGTCTGAGGCCTAGCTATGTACTCCAAGAAAAACTGATTACTCGGAGCGTCGTCCATATTAAATTTGGTCACGCCATGTAGTGCACCATTTGATCCACCACCACCGACAGTTCCGCTGATGTCATAGCTGTCACATCCAAATGCGCCAATATGAACATTTCCAGGATATTTTCGTCCATTTTTGTTTTCTGTTCTGTTCCTAAGTTGTGGGCTTGGTAACCAAGATACTAAAAATTTACCTCTGTTATTTGGCGTCCAAACCACCTCAGTATCTTTCACCCCGTTCTTCCAAGAAAAGTCTCCTCTCTTCAATATTCTCTGAGCTTCTAAACCTTCATTATAATCTATCTGCTCGTATATTTTTTGAAGGTTGAACAAACTATTATTTGCTTCATCTCTAAATGCGTGAGACTCTGTTCTTGGGAACTGACGATAAAACTCGTTAAGTGCGTCAGGGTCGTTCTTTAAGGACTCCACTTCGTTTTCCCAGTAGTCCAAGACACCATTATCTATAACATCACCCATAGCATCAAACACAGGTTTGTCTGGCTTTCTGAATACGGGCTGCCCATACTCATCTATAAATCCTTCGAAGTTCCACTCCATAGGTATAAATAAAGAATATAGACCACTCTTAGTTTGTCCGTTAGCGTTACGCTCTAATACATTGGAATCCTCATACATTTTTTTGAAGTTAGACCCCCCTTTATCTAACGCGTTTGAAGTTGATCCCATCATACACTTTCCAATAATTCGCCGACCGAGTCTAAGAGTGGTCTTTACCACGCGCCAGTTATTTAGAATGCTATCAGGAGGTAACCATTTACCAGACTCGTCATGTACAAGGAAGCGTAATTTCTCACCATCGTAAGAGTTGTCTCCTGTGTTTTTCCAGTCAATAGTTGTATCTAAACCTTCTAAATCCGCTGGTCCGTTAGTGTTTTCTATAGTTTTTCTTGTAAGTTTTGATGCAGGTACACGGTAAGCAAGTTCCGTCTTTGGCCTGTCCATACCATCTTGTATAGGCTTAAAAAAGAAAGGGTAGTTCATTGATATTGGTACCACCTTATCTGTAAACATCTTCTTTGCATCTGATCCTGTTTTTGACAGTATACCAAAACGAGCGTCGCTTGTTATTGTAGCTAAGTTTACCGTTTCTGATGAAGACATAAAAGAGAATCCTGAACGACGATTCTTGAGGTAACACATTCCATAACACCTGTTATCTGCTTTACAAGCTTCCCAAAATATAAAGAATAGTCGGTTTGATTCCCTGTAGTCTGGGTGGCCAACATCTATCTTTGTCCACTGAAGGTACATGTAGTGGGTTCCTGTTATGTAGGTTGGCTTATTATTATTATTGAACCAGAAACCGTTTTCTCTACGGTTAAACTCTTCTTCAATATAATCAACCCATTGAGACTTAAATGAGTTAGGATACTCGTTCCAATGGAATATAGACTTGATTTTTGAAAGTTCTTTAGCGTACTCAAAAGGCTCCCATCTTTTATATTCGTTAGAATATACGTTTTTAGGTGTAGCAGGTAAAGCTATCTTAAGGTTTTGAATCTCAATAACCTCACCAACAGTTCCATCCTTAGAAATGCAAACCACGTCGTACTTTTCGTCATAGCCGTATTCCCACTTCTTGTTTTTAGGAAAGCTTATGTCTACAGTTTTACTTAGACTTCTTGCTTCTTCCCTCTGCGAAGCTTTGGAATCCTTTACTGCTTGTATCTTCTGTTTCCTCGTTGCCATCCAACTTAGCTCGTTCTAATTCTATTCTATTTAACATATCAAACGCATCGTTCAAAGCCATCTTTTTAGTAGCTGCTGCGTTTTTCAACCTATCCGCTGCTAGGTCGTGCTCTGGGTCATCTGTAATGATCTCACTGTGAAGAACTTTTATAAGCTCTTCTACGGCACGTTCTCCAGCAGATATAATACGTTCTATTCTTTTTCTGTTATCGTAAGGCATATATCTCTTGTTTGCATTCTATAGAGTTTTTCGCCATCAATATTAAACTCGTACTCACTGTTCTTAGTAAAACCAATAGTGTCTCCGTTGAAAACACCTTTGCTTTCTAAGTAGTCATTTGTGTAAGCAATCACACCTGTATGCTTCTCTTCCTTATCCGTTCTTAGTATCTCAGATTCTTGTCGGTAGTCTACAGGCTTTACAAAGCAGTAATGGTTTAAAGATCTCCACTCACCGTCTCTTTGATACATATACATCTTATCTAAAGGTACAAGATATTTTCCGTCCCTAAAATACTCGTTAGACTTTCTTTTTCTACCCTTCATATCAAGATAGGTACGAAACACGTTGTGATGAACTACAACCAAATCACCCGTCTTAAGTTGTTCACTATCATCAGGGGCCGAAATAACCTCGCCGATTCTGTTAACATACTTAGCGTTTTCTATTGTAGCGTTAATAGTAAGCTCTTGGTCTCCAACTTTTTTTGTTGTTATATGCTCAGAACCTACAGGCTTTATTAAGTAGGTGTACCTAGGCTTCATATCAAGTCAAGATCAAATTCTATTACACATGGAATATTATCAAAAAACTTCCACTGAAAACTTTCTCCTTGATCGTTTCTTATCCAGACACCGTATCCGTTATTGTCTGAAACTATTTCTGATATAATATAGTTACCACCCATAACAGTTTGCCCTACTATATAGTGCATAGCGTTCTTGTAGTCGGTACCTACCGATATTTTTCTAATGTATGACATTTAATTGTAATAAAACGAAAGCAGGACAGTCTTAGACCACCCTGCTTCGTAGTTAGTGTATTTATTGTTTGATTAGGCTTTCGCTAACTCAGAAACGGGCGCATCTTCTTCAATAGGCTCGTAAGTTCCGTCTTGAATATTGATTGATACTTTACCGTACTCTTCTTCTAGCGACTGCTGAAGCGTCTGAAGTTCTTCTTGTTGAGAAGCAAGTACGTGTAGCGCAGCGTGTTTCTGTGCCTCTAATCCTCCAATTTGAGCTTGGATGTTTTGAATTGCGCCTACCTTTTCTTGTAGGCTCTTTAGTTGTTCGTCAGTGATTTTCTGTGACATAGTGTTTTAAATTAAATTATTTGTGCAAATATACTAAATTTCTGGTGACTCCATGCTAGCGTTATAAGCATCAATTATTTCTTGCGTCCATACTGCATTAGCTACAGCTACCACCTCAGATGGTTGGTCTGTAAGGTCACTACCCGGAGCTAATACATATCGATGAAAGCTTCTTGTAAGTTCTACACCATCTTCTTCGATAACGGTTGCTTCTCTTACTTGAATGTTCTTGAAATCACCCACGATCTCAATCTTGTCTGTTTTAGTTGTTTTTGTTATTGCCATTTTTATTCTATTAAGTATGTAAATGAAACTTTGATACTACCATTAGTTGCAGAATTTATCTGTCCTGCTGCTATATAAACAAAAGTACTTGTTAACTCAGATGTACCTCTATACACTGATCCTAATCCAAATCTATTATTACCAGAACCAAAGATTAGGGCAGCATGACCAACGTCATCGTACCCGTTATTATTTGTACTAAACGGAATGGTGAAACGTAGTCTTGTTTCTGCCGTTGTTGAAGACGCTGTAGTTAAAAATTCAGCATTTATATGAACTATATTACCAATTTTAATATACTTAGCAGAAGAAACAGTAGTAGACGATAAATTATCTTGCTGTAGTATACTTGGAGTCCAAGTCCCTTCTTCATAATCATCTAACGCGTTAGCAGCGGCAGTGTCACCGTTAAAGGTAATACCTCCTGATGATAGTATTCTAGCTCTTTCTGCTTCAGCATGAGGTAACTGGTTTCCATACACCAGAGTATTAGCTCCTTTGAAAATTATATCGCCATTTGCTCCTGCTCCGGTTCCAACTCCTCCTCTTAAAATTAAATTTCTACCGGCAATTGAGTTACTACCTGTACCAGATGGCTGTGAGAATCCTGTTATCATTCCATCAGTACTGCCATTACCTATCATTAAGGTTTTTGGAGTGTAATTTTGTACACCGTTTGTCCCAATTGCAACGTGCCCAGTTCCTCCATTAGCTTGTAGAACTACACCACCGCCTCCATTATCATCAATATAAACTCTACCGTTATTATCTGCTAATACTTTTCCTCTTATATCTGCTCCATTATTAGAATAAAATTCTATACCGAATTTATTTGTACCTGATGAATCTGTTGATGAAATTCTTACAGTAGGTGTATCTGAAGAGATAGAACCTCCGTCTATATGAAGTTTTCTGATTGGCGAATTCGTGCCAATTCCTACTTTACCGTCATTTTTTATAAAAAATCCAGTTCCCGTGTTTGTATATGTAGCAAAAGAAATACCACCACTAGAATTAGCAGACGTATCAACGTAAATACCGTATGGGTTTGTGCCTGAACTTGTAAAAGCAGCAATCCATTCGTCATTAGTAGATTGATTAACCTTTAATTTTATATTTCCAGGCGAAGTCGTATTGATTCCTACATTTCCTGAAGAGTTTATACGCATTCTTTCTGAGCCACTTATTCTGTAAATATGTTGCCCTGCATCATAATTTAAATCTCTATATGTAGAGTGATTAGAATCAATAGACTTGATTTGATTCTGTCCTAAAACATTACCAAT